GTTGCAATAGCGTCTGCTGAGTTTGATCTAAAGTTAAAGTTAGCATTTCATGCAGGAATGTACAAAGCCCAAATTATTCTGAGGAAGAAAAATGACTCAACATACTGAACAAGAAATAAAACCTTGCCCGTGGATAGGGCTGACGGATGAGGACAAAAAGAAAATTGCAACGGCAGCGGGATGCACTGATGACGATGACGGACATATTGTCACAGAAATTTTTAGACTTGCTGAAGCTAAATTAAAGGAGCGCAACAATGGATAACTGGAGGTGTAGTCATGGTTGGTTGCGCGGTGAGCAGTGCGAAATCTGCAACGCACCCAAGCGTGAGTGGGTAGGGCTGACACCAGAAGAAATTCTAGATTTGTTTGACAGGAACAATGTTTACGGCAGCAAGTGGATTGAGTTTGCCCGTACTGTGGAAGCCAAGCTGAAGGAGCGCAACAATGGATAAGCTAAACGGTGGATTCGGTGCCGCTCCAAGTAAAAGGGAGGGGATGATAGTGAACCCAGATGACTTGATATGGGAGTGCGACTTACGCACTTGCGCCAAGTGTGCAAAAGAATATGCGGAGTGGAAGGAAAAGTACGACCAACAACAGGCAAAACTAAGGAGCGCAACACATGACTGAACATGACTGGTTTTGCAGATGCGTGGACTGCCTTGAGGTAAAACTTAAACAAGCCAACAAAGAAATAGTAATGCTACGCAAAGTCTGTGACAGTAAAAAACAACGCTGGGTTGATTTAAACGAAGACGAAGTTTTGCGCTTGTGGGCGATATGCAAGATACCTGTTCATCTGGAAAAGCCAGATAACATTGGTCATAGGTTTGCACGGGCGCTTAGTTTTGGTTTGCGTGAGGTTAACTATTATGCGTTTTGTATTGACGCAAGAGAGGAGCAGAACACATGAATCAAAAGAAACAGCACATACATGAGCGCCTCGGCATGTCCGTGGAGGAAGCACTCAACCGACTGATTTCGTTTGGGCAGCTTAACCACAAGTACAAGCAAGAACACGGCGAATCAATAAACCCTCAACATCTTGACGCTGTGCTTAACGCCACACAACCGAAGGAGAAGAACAATGACTGACATTGAAATAGCGGCAAAGCAAGTAGGGATAAAACTAACACCACAACTTCGTGAGTTTGCGTGGGCTATTAAACATATGGCGCTTATTGACTTTTGGAAAGCCGCCAAAACGCAGCTTGAGTACCAACAGAAATCGTGGGACGCCTACATGAAGGAGAAGACATGAAACTAATTGATCTGCACTGGAACACCAATAAAGGTGAGGGCCATGTTAAGTACACCAAAGCATTTGAGGAGGCGCATATTGTTTTGCAGCTTGACATGTTGCAAGACTGCCTCGTTGATTTGGAGGATAAGTACAACTCACTACTAGCAAAACCGGAGAAGAACAATGGATCACTGGCCCTTCCCAACTGAACTGCCCAAGCCGCAGCCAAGCAAGCCAATACCTTTCAACCCCAACAATCACGAGGACGCGCCGTGGTAACACCTGACATGAGAGACAAGCGCATTTCTAAACAGAAACGAATAGGTGAACCACTGGCAGTGGTCTACTGCATAAAGGTTACGCAAAGCCAGCGCATTGCACTGATGCGGCTTGGGCCACAGTGGTTACGTGAGCAGATAGATAAAGCTAAGAAGGAAAACAATGGAACCTAAAGACATGCCTAACTTTGCTTCATGGAGCAATAAGAACTTAGCGGACTTCTGCGCCGAGGCGTACATTCGTATGCAAGAGCAGCAAGAAGCTATGGAGCAGCTACGACAGAACTGGAAAGACGCGATGGCAATAACGCGCAAATTAATGTTAAAGGATACCAATGACCGAACATGAACAAAACCTACGCGACTTGGCGTCAATGTTTGCAATGGCTGGGCTGCTGAGGAACAGCGAGATGACTGCGCCCGAAATTGTAGATAAGGCACATAAGGTCGCTGACCTTTGGTTGGAAGCGCGTAACCCCACCCAAGAAGGTGGCATTGCCGACATAACAACCAAGAGGAAGTATGGACGAAAAGCCACTGATTAAATACATATGGTCGTACTCTTCTCTTGATTTGTTTAAGCAGTGCCCTTACAAGTACTACCGATTGCGGGTTAAGAAAGATATTAAGGAGTCGCCCTCTACTCAGATGACCTATGGGTTGGAGGCGCACAAGGTTGCCGAGGAGTTTATAAGGGACGGAACCCCCATACCTGAGCAGTTTGCCTTTATGCGTGAGCCTCTTGAGCTACTCCGTAAGCGCGAAGGTAAACATCTTTGTGAGTACAAATTAGGAATAGACAGGAATTTCAATCCATGTGACTTCTATGATAAAGATGTTTGGTGGCGGGGCATCGCTGACTTGATTATCTTGAAAGGTGACCGCGCCTTGGTTGTGGACTACAAGACAGGGAAGTCAAGCAAGTACGCTGACACTAAGCAGTTAGAGGTTCTGTCTCTTGCGGTGTTCAAGCATTTCCCCGAGGTAACAAGGGTGAAGGCGGGGCTGCTGTTCGTGGTCGCCAATGATTTTGTGCCCGCAGAGTTTCACGTGGAACAACAAGGGGTGTACTGGACACGTTGGATTGAGGACACCAATAGACTGGAGAAATCCATTGAGTTAGATGTATGGAACCCCCGGCCCAACTTTACCTGCAAAGGTTGGTGCCCGGTAAAAGATTGCGTGCATAATGGTAAAACTTCGTATCGTTAGGAATAATCATGCCCTACAAAAACAAAGCCGACAGAAAATACGACCAAGCCGCCAGCTACGAGGATAGCCCCGATCAGGTTAAGAACCGCATGCAACGCAACGCCGCCCGTGCTAAGTTGGCGAAAGCTGGCAAGGTTAAGAAAGGTGACGGTAAAGATGTTGCCCACGTAGTTGCCCTTGATAAAGGTGGTGGCAACAAAGACGGGGTGCGCGTCGAGTCCAAGTCTGCTAACCGTTCTTTCCGCAGGGACTCCAAAGGTAATTTGATATCCGAAATTAGCAAAAAAGAACGCAAACGACCTTGACAGCCAACCCACTGTGCGTAGAATGATACGCACTGATGCCGCTCATGTGTTAGGTGCAAGTGATATGAGTGGGGCAGTGGTTGCCTTCGTAATAACTGCATCAGCTAACGCCCCCTCGCTTTCTCCTTTATAGTTGTTTGGGGTGGTGAGTTAGCCGAGTGACTACCGCAAGTAGTCAACCCCCGACTGATTGTGGAAATGCCACTTTCGGTCTATATCCTATTTGGAGCCAAGCAAAAATGACAAGAGCGGAGTTTGAAGCATTGTTAAAAATACAAGATAGGTACTTGCTGATGGGAAAAGTTGTCCGACAGAGGCATGAGAACAGAGAAGAACTACATTCGGCTGATGTAGTCAATAAAAAAAATTACCCTGTTATGGAAGGCATCCCTAAAAAAACAGCGCATGGTGCAGTGCAAAGCTCAATCGCAAAATACTACCGACAAAATGCAAATCATTGACAACAAAGCGTTGCTGCTAAAAGTACGTGACCCAAGCCGCATTACGAACATCATCCCTAAGTCCAAAGCTGTAGGCAAAAATGAAGTGCTGGTGAAGTGGGGGCTGGAGGAAGCCCAAGTATTGAAGAACATGCAGGTCAAGAACGTGCCCTCGCCCATTGAGTCGCAGTACGAGTGGACAGGGATGTACAAACCGTTTGACCATCAGAAGGTTACATCGTCGTTCCTCACCATGCACCGCAGGGCGTTCTGCTTCAATGAACAGGGCACAGGCAAAACGTCAAGCGTCATTTGGGCGGCTGACTACCTGATGAACATCGGCGCGATCAAGCGCGTGTTGGTGCTATGCCCGCTGTCAATCATGTCATCGGCATGGGAGGCCGACTTATTTAAATTTGCTATGCACAGGACGTGTGCCATAGCCCATAGCTATTCAAAGGAAAAGCGCATCAGCGCGGCGAACAGTGACGTGGACTTTGTGATCTGCAACTACGACGGTGTGGACATCATCAAAGATAGCGTGAAGAACTTTGATCTCATTGTGATCGACGAGGCCAACGCATACAAGAACGTGGCAACAAAACGATGGAAGCTGCTCAACTCAGCGATACGTCTTGACGCATGGGTATGGATGCTAACTGGCACACCAGCATCGCAGTCACCTACAGACGCATACGGCCTAGCTAAGATGGTCAACCCATCTGGCGTACCGAAGTTTTATGGTGCGTTCCGCGACATGGTGATGCAGAAGGTTACGGCGTTCAAGTGGCTACCTAAGCCAACGTCGGAGAACGTGTTGCATGAAGTGTTGCAGCCAGCCATTCGGTTCACCAAAGAAGAGTGCCTTGACCTACCTGACATGACCTACGTGACTCGTGAGATTCCGTTGACAACTCAGCAGATGCGGTACTACGAGGCTATCCGCAAGAACATGATGACCGTTGCAGCGGGCGAAGAGATAACAACTGTTAATGCAGCAGCCAACCTCAACAAGCTGCTACAGCTTTCATGTGGTGCGGTCTACTCGGACAGTGGGGAAGTGGTGTCGTTTGACGCCAAGAGCCGCATGACAGCACTGCTTGAGGTGATTGAGGAAGCAAGCCACAAGGTCATTGTGTTCGCTCCATTCCGACACGTCATAGATATCCTCTTTGAAGAACTCAAAGCCAATAGCATCCCCTGTGAAGTTATACATGGGGGCGTATCAGCAACGCGCCGTACCGAAATATTTGCCAAGTTTCAGAACGATAAGAACCCACAAGTGCTAGTCATTCAGCCGCAAGCCGCAGCGCATGGAGTCACGCTGCATGCAGCAAACGTGGTGGTGTGGTGGGGGCCGATCACATCTATTGAAACGTACCTACAAGCAAACGCACGTGTGCACCGCGCAGGGCAACGCAACCCCTGTACCGTGGTGCATTTGCAAGGGAGTCCTGTGGAGAAGCGAGTCTACAAGATGTTGTCCGAGAAGGTGGACATTCACACCCGCCTGATTGATCTTTATAAAAATATTGTGGAGGACACTTGACAAAGTAAAGTAGTGGTCTTATACTTGGAACCGGGCACAAAAACCCGACCTTTTACAAACGAAGGAGAGAGCATGAGTGATGTAACTGCTGAGAAACTGACGAAGATATACGTCAAGATACGCGATAAACGCAAGGAACTTGCGAAGCAAGACGAGGATTTGAAAACGCAACTAGATATGGTTAGCGGTCATCTCCTTGAGATTTGCAAGGAACAAGGCGCTTCTACCATTCGTACCGAATTCGGTACGGTGTCTCGGAGGACAACCAAGAACTACTGGACTAGTGATTGGGATTCCTTCTTCAAATTCATCAAAGAACACGATGCTTTCTCGCTGATGTTTCAACGCATCAATAGCGCGAACATGTCGCAATTCCTTGAGGAGAACCCCGATCTATTTCCGCCGGGGCTAAATGCGGATACAAACCAAACCATCGTAATTGTTAAACGCTAGGAGAAACTATGAGTACTGAACTTGCAATGCTGGACGTGGGCCTACCCGCATACCTTAAAGAACTTGATCTAGACGACACAACCAAAGCCCTAATGGGTGGCGGCGGTAGTGGAGGCATGAAGCGCATCTCCATCAAAGGTGGTGTATGGCGCATGATGGTCAATGGCAAAGAGATTGCCCAACGCGAAGAGCGTTCTATGGATGTAGTCATCGTCGCCGCTGCGCCCAAAGTGTCTCGTACCTTTTACCTAAAACAATTTAGCGAAGGTAGTGAGCCTGTAGCACCTGACTGCTGGTCTGCCGATGGAGAGATGCCTGACGCTAAGGCAAGCATGCCGCAATCCAAACGCTGCGTGGATTGTGATAAGAACCAACCTAGTTCGGGACAAGGCACTAGCCGCGCTTGCCGCTTCAGTCAACGTTTGGCTGTTGTGTTGGCAAACGATCTGCAAGGTGATGTGTTCCAACTCACGCTACCTGCTGGTTCTATCTTTGGTTCTGGTGAGCCGGGCAAGTGGCCCCTGCAAACATACGCAAAGATCATTGGTTCAAAAGGCGTTCCAGTTACCGCCGTGATTACCGAGATGCGTTTTGATACGAGCAGCGCCACACCTAAGTTGACGTTCAAACCAATCCGAGTGCTTGAACCATCTGACCATAAAGTTGTTATCTCGCAAGGCAAGTCTGACGCTGCGATCAAGGCAATTACTATGACCGTGGCTGAAGCAGATGGCGCTAAGCCGCAAGCCGAAGTAAAGCAAGTTAGCGCACCTGTGGCTAAGCCAAAGGTTGAAACGATTGCTGAAACGATTGTTGAAACGATTCCTGAGCCTGTCAAACGCGCTGCCAAGAAGGACGAAGAGCAAGAACCTAAAAAGGACTTGTCGAAAATCCTTGAAGAGTGGGATGACTAATCATGACCAAGGGTTACTCAATACTCACAGCCCGTGAGATTAAGGAAGGCAACAAAG